ACTTGTAGCTAATTTTAAAGCTGTATTAGTTCCATCTCCTGTTTGTACGTTTGTTAATGTACCTGATATACCTTCATTACCAGAACTACTAACTTGTATTAATTTTTTATATGTTGCATTAATTAAATTATCTGTTAAATCACTCATACTGTACCCCATGTTCTGTTGTTTGGTTCTGGAATATCATTCCAAGTAATATTAGCTGATTCCCATATTATATTTCTACCACCATTATCTGGTCTTGCATTAGGAACTATTGTATCATCTCTTACATCAGCAGACCTATTTTGTGGATGATTTTTTAAATCATAATTACCTTCAAAGTCTGTAGGACATACTAACATATCATAGCTATTTAATCGCATAACTTTTTTATCATATACAAAACCACATACATCACACATTGCTTTTGCTTTTCTAGCTGTCTTAGACATTAAACATATCCTAGTTTAGGTTTAAAATAAATACTTGCTCTTTCTTTATCTTCTTCCATTGCTCTTTTAAATGTTTCTTCATAGTTTGCTTTTAGCATAGCTATCCTTGCATCAGGTACACCAGGTCTTTTTTGTGCTAATTCATGTGCAAGTCCATATGTTAAACAAGGTAAAAATCTTTTTGGTATATCTGCATTTTGTTCTGCAGATTTATTGACATCTTGTAACTGTCTTATTCCTTCTATTGTTAATATTTCTGTACTTGAATTAGGTACAGGATATAAAAATACTGTTGGCTTATCTACATTTCGTTTAATAGCAAATTGTGTTGGTCTACCTGTTTGTGATTTATTAGGTAATATATTATACTCTTCAAAAGATATTCTTGTTAATTTTGTTTCTGTTGCTGCTATACTAGCTTTAACTGTTATTACTAAAGCATCATTAACTGAATCATCTAAATCATAAGAGGTAACACTTGTTGCTACTGTAACTGCTGTAGTAAATGTTGACCATAATAATACACCTCTATTTTGCCAATCATTTAATAATAAATTAATAGACCTACGTGCTGATTGAGGAGTATGACCAAGTGTTTGTTCTCCACCTATCATCTCAGTAGCTTCTTGAATTACTTCATCTATATCTAGATTAAAATTATATGTTCCTGACCTAGCCATATTTTTTATGCTTTTCCTTTAATTGTTTTTTTGCTGCTTTTGCTAATCTTGCTTGCTCACTTTTATTTTGTACTTTAGCTCTTTGTTCTAATACAGTTAGTATTTGTATTTTTCTAGCATAAGGTTTATTAATTTTTTTAACTTTAGCTATTGTCTTCTTTGCATCTTCTACAGTTGCATATTTAATTCTAACTGTATCTTTAGGATTCTCATCTGTGTATAATCTACGACTAGAACCTTTAGGCTTTTTACCTGTTCCTTTTCTAGGCTCTTTTTTTGCCATTCTTTTTTTTTGTAATCATTTTACTAATAGTAGTTGCTTGTCTTTTATGCATCTTAGATGCACCAAGTAATTCTTTTTTAATTTTTTTTAATTTACGTTTCATAAGTATTTCTCTTTTTTCTTTTTGTAAAATATATAATGTTTGATTATCCATAACACACCTCCTAATTAAAGTTAGTGCGTTTCTTCAGTTACCTTACTTCCAACTCTTACAAGTCAAACGAATTATTTTTTCTTAAATGTTTTTACCATTGTAGGTTTACCACCTACTCCTTGTTTCTTTTCTCTCTTTCTTTTTACTGCTGATTGTTTTTGTGATGCTGACATTTTATTTGCTTTTGCTAGTGGTACACATTTAGGATATTTACGTTTACTTTTAGTAGTAGACTTTCTACCACAAGGTTGAAACTTACCATTCTTTTTTGGTGCTCCTATATCAACCCATTTTTCTTGTACCCATTTACGTAGACCACCACCAGTAGCAGCTTTATAAACTTTTTTCTTTTTTTTCTTTTTAGTTTTCTTTTTACCTCCTGGTTTTACTTTACCAGAACATACTGCTGATGCATACATATTGGCATATGCAGAAGGATATACATCAAACTTTCGTTTAGCTGCTGCTTTACCTTTTGCACATAACTTTGCCATTACTTTACTTTACCACCACTTTTTCTTTTTAATGCTCCACCTTTAGACATGTATTTAGTTTTCATGCCTACCATTTTACCTGCTTTTCTTCCTATTAACTTTCCTTTTGCTGCGTACTTTGTTTTCATTTGTCCTACCATTTTTAGTCTCCTTGTATAAATTATTAAAAGTTACTTCTGGGTCTGTATAACTGTCGTGTATTTCTGCTGCATGGATATGTTGGCTTGGTCTAAAATCTGGTGCACCTTCACCTGTTACCCATAAAGCAGGACTTGTTGCTCTAACTCTATTATTAGGTAATGCTATTATATTACCTGTCCATTTACCTGCATCAATTAATTGTATTACATGGTTTTGTTTATGTTGTGCAGGACAATCACTTATATCACTATCTGTAAAGTCAACTGTAAACATATACTTACCTTTATAAAATTCGTTATCTATCTTACACATCCAAGGACTTGCTGTTAATAAATCAAGCTTAACAATACTATGTGTTCTTGATGAGCAATCCCAAGGTTGTGCTAAATGTGTATCCATTCTTTCTGGAGCTTCATCTAGTATTTCATCTGCTACTAATGCTGTGATTGGCATCCTTGCCCACATTGCACCACCATGTATATTATCTTCTTCTTCTATACCAGTAAACATAACTTGAAAAGATAAACATCTATCTGGTATTGTATTAACTGCAAATGCTATTCCATGTAAAAATTCACCATGATATTTCAAATGATTGTGTGTAAATTCTTTACGTACCCAACATTTAAAGTGGGGAATATTACTTATTAAATATGACAGTTAGCACCTCCATCTTTTTCTTGCTTGTCTTAATCTTGAATTAGGGTCTTTAGCTGCTTTAGGAAACTTTTTCATTTGTCCTGCAGACCTAGCACAATAACTCTTTCTTCTTTTAGCTCTACTACCTGTAGGTTTACTTTCAGTTACTGCTGTTTTTAATTTACTACCAGGATTATTTCTTCTATATTTTGCTACACCTTTTGCTGAAAGACCTGCTCCTTGTTTGGTGGGTCGTTTATCTCCCTTACCAATGGTCATGCCTTTCATGCCTTTGCCTTTAATCTTCCTTTTCTTTTTCTTTTCTTTAGGCATTATTTTTGTGATGTATACTTTATAGGTTCTTCTTTTACTTGAGCTTCTATAGTTCCTTCTACTTGAGGTCCTTTTCTAGCTTTACCATAACCTTGTCCAGTTGGATGAGCACTTGTTATTTTACCAACAGATTGATTAATAGTTCTTGCATTAGCTCCTGCTATTAATGTTGAAGTTTTTATTTGCATTATGTTCTCCTTTTTAATATTTGTCCACCATATTGCTTTTGAACAAATTTGTTACCATCTCTTAATAATTTAAAATCTTTTGCACTTATATTACCACTACCATCAGCATCTATTTTAACTTGTCCACCTGTAAGTTTTTTTGTTATTTGATTTTTTATTTTACTTCTACTGATAGTCATTAGTTAGCTCCTTGAATTATTGTATTAGGTCCTCCTGTAGGACTTGCTGCTGTTTGCATATCATCTTGTCTCATTCTTCTTGCTTGGTTACGTAAAGCATCTATTGAGTTTTTATACTTAGCTTCCCATGTAGAAACCATTTGTAAATCTTTTATAAAATAATTAGCTTCAATCATAGTTGCAGCAAACAAAGCATTATAACAAAACTCACTAAAGTAATTAGAAGTTGTTACACTTGTGCCTGTTGCACTAGCTAATGCTAAAGGTCTTCTTGTATATTGAATTTCGCCAGACAAAGCTGATGTAGGGGTAGGAACTATATGAATAGCTGTGTTTGTTTTACGTGCATAATATTGAGGAACACCAGTAGATGTTTTTATTCTCCAATAATCTAAGGTATATTCGTAGGTTCTTTGTAATAGATTTATTACAGAACCACTTGGATTTGAATTAGTAGATACACTTGTAGTAAAGTTTACATTACGTACAACTAAAGCATCATTAGGTAAACTAACAATAGGATTAGCAGCTGTAAAAGAAAAAGTATCATAGTTATCTAAACCAGGGTCGTCTAATTCTTTAACTAATCTATCTTCTGATTTCTCTATAAGAAAAGGTATTTGATTCTCAAACTCTATAGAATCATTTTCTATTGTGTTTATTATATCAGTCTTTAAAAAAGAATAGGATGGCATCTAGTTATCCTGTTATTAAAGTTACACTACCTGCATTTGGTGTAGAGATAGTAACTGTTGCACTACAAAGTACACCCATCTCTCCAAAGTACATATCTGATTCTGCACTTGCAGGAACTTCGTAAGTTATTACTGCTCCTGTTTTATCTCCAATAGCTATTACTCCTGCTATAGTAGAATAAGAATGAACTCCTAATATTCTAGTTCTTCCATTAGTAGCAATGATAACTCCATCTCCACCTCTTTTATTAACTGTTCTTATATTTGTAGCCATGTTGTTTCCTTAAAGTAGGAAGGGTACGTTAATACCCTCCCTAGTTATTAATGGTTAAGCACCTTGATTACCAAACCAACTTCTCCAATCAGACACACCAAAAGAATATCTTTCTCTTGCCTTAAATCGTAAGTTGCCAGTATCGAAATCAGGTTCCATCTTAGTTTGTAAAGGTGTTCTATTGAACATCTTTGAACCATTAGGAACATCAGTTTTTATGAACCATGCATTTAAGTCTGTAAATCTTCTATTAGTAAAGTATCCACTTGGGAAAACTCCTAAGTTTCTTACAGAGTTTAAGTCATTGTCTGCACTACCCACAATACCTGGTGTATTTAATAATACATCAGCAGTAAACTGTAAGTCTACTGGTACGTGTATAGATACAGCAGAAGAACCAATTAAGATACCTCTGTCATCTTTAAACTTTTGAATTGCAATTACTGCAGCTTCTAAAGTTCCTTCAGCAATAGCTGCTGCTGTACTTGTATTACTTTGGTTTCCATCTCCAACAGTTGGATGTGCAGCATTAAATAAACTTACTCCATCTCCTTGTGCTGTAGCAAAACCTTCGTTATAAAGTTTAGCAGCTTTTACTTGTTTAGTATTAGCCATAGCTCTTGCTAATCCTTTTGCTCTTAACTTTGCAAAAGTATCATAAAGGTTATCTTCCATTGCTTCTTCAGTAATCGCAAATGCTAAAGCTATAGTCTCGTTTGTATATCGAGATACATAACTTTCACCTGCGTCATCATAAACAACAGCAGCTC